TAATAATAGACCTCAACAAACTATCTGAGTATGCGGATGTCCCGGTTAACCCATATTGGGAATCATATGTACTTGCGAACCCCCAATACGAAAAAGTATATGCCTTATGGTCCTATTTAGAATTCCCCAATAATGATTTGTTTGGGGATATTAAAGACCATCCCGGATATATAATACAACAGAAGGTAGTAGAGGACCTCGAATTTATATACTCACACCTACCATCTCAACTAACACTACACTATACTCCCAAATCAACTTTCTTCCCCGATGACCCACCAACTTATACCGTGAGATTAAAACCTAACGCATATCTAATGAGGTAACACTCCCGTTGGTTGGTCTCTGACACTCCCGTTGGTTGGTCTCTGACACTCCCGTTGGTTGGTCTCTGACACCATGTCATGTTAATAACTTTGTTGATAACTTTTTACCTTAACTTATTAACAATGTCATACTGTCATGTTGATAAGTTTTTTTGGATATGTCAAATATACCCCCACTCCCCCCATCTTTTACCGGGGGGTTTTTTTTTAACCCCTCCCCTAAACACCCCCCATACCCCCTCCCTATCCCCCGTGGGGGTATCCCCCCTCCCCTCCCTCCCCCTTATATAACCCAAATAGGGGGGATAATCCTCTCGATGACGTGTATGGGGGAAAAAAACTTTATATGAAAATCGTTTTAAAATTTCTAAAAAAATTTTTGGAAAAAATCCCCCGGTATAAATGGGGTGGTCAAATAGTGAAAAAAAATTTTTGGAAAAAAATTGATTGTAAAAGGGGAATATCTTATCTTTGTTGACTATGGAAAAGATATATTCAATTTGTGGGAATAAAAAACCGAAAGAAAAGTAATATGATGATAAGTAAATTAAAGATGTTAAAGATTGGGGAGACCTTGAAGGATTTTAAGTGTTTGGTTTCAAGATTTAATGAGGTAAAGGGTGATAGAATATTATTGAGGGAGTTCTGTTTAAGAAATAGAAATCCCATATGGGATTTAACGGGTATAAATTATTTCAAGACCGGATTAAAATCTGAGGGATTGATTCGGGATGGGGGTAAGAAAAAGGATGACCATTATATTCAAAGGTCTTTATGTATGGAGATTATCTTTAAGGAATTGAATGCTAACCCGGATATGAATGTTGATGAATTTATTGAATTACTTCGTAAGTATTCATCTACAGTTCAATTGACGGAAGAGGAACATAAGAAAATAACATTATATACGAGGAATACTGATATTATGAATTATACGGCTTATGGTGATGTTGGTATAATTGTTAAAGGTCTTAAGGAGATTATTAATTCTACCCCCGCTTATGTAGTTGGGGGTTTGTGAACCCGAACTCCCTCCGGTCGGGATTCAATCCCCCCGCCCCCTTTTTTTATGAAAATTAATATATTTATTAGTATGAAAAATTTGTTAAACGAAGAGATTGGTAAAATTAAAAAAATGATGGGTATATCTCATAAACCAATCAACTTACCTTATCACGAACATCTTATTGAAATTTATTCTGATATTCCCACCGAAATTACTGAAAACTCTGAGGTTGATGATAGATATATTGTTATAAATAAAATTAAACATAACGATTTTATTCATAGTCCAAAATTATTTTTGAAGTCTATTAGAAAATCATCTCGTGGTGAGATGTTAACCGAATATTCTTTGGAAGAATTGGAGGATATGTTAACATTTAAGTTGGATGGTTATGATATTGGTTATGCTTTGAAGAAAGGTGATGGTGATGAGTATAATGAAATTGTGTCTGTTTTCAATAATTCGGGAATTAAAGGTATTGGTGATGCGTTAATTAAGTCAGCAATTAAAAATGGTGGTCGTTATTTGGACCATTATGATGGATTTCTAAGTGGTTTTTACTCCAAACACGGGTTTGAGGAGTATAAACGAGATAAATTTGACCCCCAATATGACCCAAACGGTGAATTTAGAGATAAATACGGAGAATCTGATATTATCTATAGAAAATACAACACTTAATAATTGTTTTTGATGTTAATTTATCTTATTATTTTAATATGAACGTATTAACAAACACTTTATTGGGGAACGATGTAATCATTGACATAATTGAAGGTCAAATGATTCTACATATTCCACATTCAAAAACAGAAATACCATTTTATGATGGATTTAATATGAATTATATTGAAAATGAGACCAAATTATTGGTTGATTTTGCTACTGATAAAATTTTTGACATCCCTAATGTCGAATCTCTAACTTTTGAGTATAATAGAATATTTTGTGACGTTGAAAGATTGGACGATAATGATGAACCATTATTTAATCTTGGTAGAGGTTTTTTTTATACCAAAACTGATGACGGAAAAGACCTTAGAGTGTTAGATGATATGGTGAAAAAAAAGATTAAAGAAGAATTTTATGATATTCACCATAATAAATTGAATCAAATGGTTGAATATAGGTTGAATGAGTATGGTTGTGCAGTAATTATTGATTGTCATTCGTTTAGTGATATCCCATTTATAACTGATTTAGATAAAAGTGAGGTTAGACCGGACATTTGTTTAGGTGTTGATGATTTTCACACACCAAAATGGTTAATTAATCAAATTAAATCATATTTTGAATATCATAATTTATCTGTTAAAATAAATTCCCCGTACTCAGGGACAATAATTCCATTAAAATATTATAATAAAAACAAAAATGTTATTGGAATTATGATTGAGGTGAATCGAAAACTTTATATGGATGAATTTATTGTTGATGATAATAAGGTTGATGAATTAAATTCTATTATTAAAAAATCTTTATTCATATAACCCGGACTCGTTTCACTCGTATTCAAATCCCCCCGCCCCCTTTTTTTTGGATAATATTTGGTGGAATGAAATGTTTGTATTATCTTTGTTCTTTAAATTTTATAAAATGGTTGATTATCAAACTTACGAAGAATTACCTAAACGGATTCAATACTATGTGAACTCAATAAAAGAAACGGGTTATGACGATATTAGAAGTTTTCAATTCCCTTGTAAATATTTTGGGGGTAATTCTTTTGGATGTAGTATTTGGATTGATGCTGAAGAAATGGTAAAAGGTCTCATTCCTTACCGAGGTGTGATTCAAAATATGATAACGAATAGTTTAACAAAAAATATATTCAATATTGGGTATTTGCATATTTCTGTTCATTATAAAAACAAACAACAGTTGGGTAAGAAATTCCTCCCGGAATTAAAAAAACGATTAAAGGAATCTCTTGCCGGTAAATATATTCATTCTGTTCGTTTTGATGAAAACTCTCGTAACAATGACCCCGAAGTTTTTGTTGTGTTAAGACGTGATAACGATATTGAAACTTGGGGTATTGTGAAAAATATTCTTGAGGATTTCAAAATTGAAAAAGGTTATCCTAATTTGTATGTTAAAATTTCTTAATATTTGGCCGTATGAAATGTTTGTTATATCTTTGTCGGAAATAAATTGATTATGAGAGATAGAATAAAAAAATGGTGGAATAGGACTTGGTCCAATTGGGAGGTTGATACTAAGAGTAAGTGGTATTTTTATATTATACTTAAGAGAACATCCAACGATGGTTTAATCCAATTTAAAAAAATAAAAACTGGGGTATGAAAAACATTTATTTAATTCCGACAGATAAACGGACTCGATTACATTATGACCACACCGGTTTATTTTTATCTCACCATTATCAGGTAAGTAAGGAGATTAATTCAATTGTTGAAGGCAGATATATCTACATTACATCGGATGAATACATTGGGTTGAATTGGTATATTGATGGTGGCTGGGTAAGAAAGGGTGTTATTGATGATAAGGATTATTGGTCTGTTAGAAAGGATTATAAAAAAATCGTTATAACCAATGACCCCAAGTTAATTAAGGATGGCGTTCAGGATATTGGGGACGGTGTGATGGATTGGTTCATTGAGAACCCCACCTGTGAATACTTCAATATTGAACAGTACAATTCATATGGGATTGATAATTGGAAGTACTTGGTAACTCTTCCAACGGATAAGATTGACTTTGAAAAGGAGTTATCTAAATGGGGTTACAATAAGGGTAATTCAATTGACGTTGAGATTTTGGTTAATGAGATACTTCCAAAATTATTTGAACAATTTAAAAAATAAATAAGATTATGAAAAACATACACGTATTAGGAACAGATAAACCAACTTTTTTACATAAAAGTACAAAAACAGGTATTTTAATGAAATCATCCGCTTGTATTAATGATATGAAACAAGCACAAGGAATGAACATTTACATCACTTCTGATGAAATAGTTACAAAATATTCAAATGGTTTGTATTTTATTGATATTTACACAAACACAAGACATATATTTTCACCGATTTATATTAATAAAGATACTATTGCTTTTGGAAAATTTCACACATATATGAATGATGGTGGTATGTGTAAAAAAATCATCCTAACAACAGACCAAGACTTAATCAAAAATGGTGTACAAGCTATTGATGATGAGTTTTTAGAATGGTTTGTTAAAAATCCAAGTTGTGAAAAAATTAGAACTTATTTGACTAAAGTTTTACAAAGTGGTAATCCAACATTTTATAAAGATGATTACAGAATAATCATTCCAAAAGAAGAACATAAATGTACTTGTGAAAATGGACACCCATATAACAATCTTTGTTGTAAAATACATGGTAAATTCATAAAAGAAGAACCTAAACAAAAATATAAAGACTGTAATGGCAATTTAACAGATTGTACTTGTATAGAAGATACTATTGAAATGAAACAAGAAACACTTGAAGAAGTAAGAGATTTATCATATTATAAAGCTAATGCTGAAGAAGATTATTTAGCAGTTCCAATAAGCGTATTGAGATATATTTCTCAATTAGAGCAACAAGAAAGAAGTTATAGTGAGGAAGATTTAGAAGTAGCTTATTTTGAAGGTAGAGAAGGATTATATTCATTCAATGATTGGTTTGAACAATTTAAAAAGAAATAAAATTATGAAAAACATACACATTTTACCAACAGATAAACCAAGTAGGTTATGGATGACTAAATTAGGTAATCTAACAAGATGCCACGATATAAAACCTATTAAAGAAGCATTAGGAAATAATGTAAATAACTACATCACTTCTGATGAAGAAATTAAAGAAGGAAATTGGTTTGTAAAACCTAAATATTCAAAAGCAATTAAAATTGGATATGAGATTAGTCAAGCTGATTCATCTTTTTTTGGAGGGTATGGTTATGATTGGACTGATTGTAAAAAAATCATCTTAACAACAGACCAAGACTTAATCAAAGACGGTGTACAAGCTATTGATGATGAGTTTTTAGAATGGTTTGTTAAAAATCCAAGTTGTGAGTTTGTTGAATTGAATAGAAACTATAATCGGGGTAATGGAAAATATTATTACAAAATCATCATTCCAAAAGAAGAAGCTAAACAATTATTTACAGACTACCCAATTATTGAATTAGGTGATGACGAATTTAAAGAAGCACCAATAAGAGAATGTGAATTACTTTCTTTTGATGATGATGATAATAAGTACTGCTATGTAAAAGTAGGAGGTATTGAAAAAGAAATTAAACGTTGTTATATATACCCACAAAAAGGTAGATGCGGTGACGTTAATTGTGTTTCAATTAAAGAAATAAAAGAGTTGTTAAAAGAAGAACCTAAACAAGATGCTATTGAATATTCATTAAATGCTTTTAAAGTTCCAAAAGAATATTTTGGAAAACAAGAAACACTTGGAGAAGCATTATCTGAACATATAAAAGATATAAAATATCCTACTCTAATACAATGTGCTAAATTTGGTGCTAAATGGCAACAACAGAGAAGTTATAGTGAGGAAGAAGTTTTAGACTTATTACAAGATTTTGCTAATGACTTATCTGATAATGTAATTAATATTAAATTTTGGTTTGAAAAATTTAAAAACAAATAAGATGAAAGAAACACTTGAAGAAGCTGCTGAAAGAAGATTTCCAAGTAAAACGGAAATGTACGATGTTTTTATTGAAGGCTCTAAATGGCAACAAGAACAAGACAAGAATAAGTATAGTGAGGAAGATATGCACAATTTAATGGATGAATACCAAAATTGGTTATTTAATACTAATACCGTAGTATTAACTTTTAGAGAATGGTTTGAACAATTTAAAAACAAATAAAATTATGAAAAACGTACACGTACTACCAACAGATAAAACGAGTAGGTTAGTTTTAGATGTAAACAATAATTTAGCATTAGCCTTTAATAAATCTATTGAAGAAAATGCGCTGTATAAAAGAACCATCTACATCACTAATGATGAAGAAATTAAAGAAAATACCAATGTAAAAGACAAATGGGTAATTTCTGAATATGGTTTTGTTGTAAAAGCAGATAGGATTGAAAACAATTACCTTATACACTCAACTGGAGGTTCTAATTTTTTACATCATTATAAATTTATAATTATGACAACAGACCCTCAACTTATTCAAGATGGTGTACAACCTATTGATGATGAGTTTTTAGAATTTATAGTTAAGAATCCAAGTTGTGAGTGGGTTGAGGTTGACAAAAATTGGAATTACCCATTAGATAAAAGTTGGGAATATAAATTAAGAATCATTCCAAAAGAAGAACCTAAACAACTATTTACAAAAGGAGATAAAGTATTGTTTACAGGAAAAATGTTAGATGAAAATGTTGTTGATAAAGTAGTAACAGTATTTTATACATTAGGTAGAGGAGAGATAGATGATATGTCAGATATAATGGATGAATACACTCACGTTTATAGAGTTTGGAATAAAGATTTAAAACACACTTCAAAAGAAGAACCATTAAGTTTTGAAGAATTTAGAAAAATTGCTTCTAAAGAATTACTTGAAAAATTTGATACTGATTGTTTAGAATATTCAGAAGATGGAGATTTTGATAATTACTTTTACGCTAATTGTAAATATTGGGAAAGTAAACTAAAAGAAGAACCTAAACAAGAATTTGGTTATACTACTAAGATGGGTGTTGAGGTTAAGGATGAGATGGTTAGACCACTTATGGTTCCAAAGAAATATTTTGGTGAGGTGGAACATCCGGATTATAGTTCAGTGTTTGATTTTTTATCCGATAAGGATTACTTAACAGACAAACGAGAAGTTATTGAGAAAGAATTTAAAGAATATTTAAAAAAATAAAATATGAGTAAATGTTATGACAACCCCGAGTTTGACGACCAAGAACCTGAAACACAAAATACATGGAAACAATCTATACCAAAAGACAATTTTGACAATGCTTTGGAAAGTTTCAAGGAATCGTTAATTAAGAAGTGTGACCCCACCCTTAGTGAGAAGTTGGAAAAGGTTGTCTCTAAGGAACCAAGTAAGTTTTGGTCCGAGAGTGATGAGAGGGTTAGAATTAAAGAAGAGAAAAAACTTAGAGAGGCGTTTGATGAAATATACGACTCAATTGATTTTAGAGAATTTGACTTTGCGTCGTTTAAGTTGGGAGTTAAATGGGGACAACAACAAGACGAGAATAAGTATAGTGAGGAAGATATGAGAGATGCTCATCAAATGGGTGCTATTTTTGCTTATGGAAAAAAGGAAGTAACAAGAGAGGATAGAGTAAAACATTTTGAGGGATGGTTTAATCAAATTAAAAATAAATAATGGAGTATTGTGAATTACCTAAGGATTCGTTATTAACGAAACTACCCAATTTTAATTATGTTGGTGAGGATAAGAAGAGATTGAATGTTGTAATTGCCGGTGGTGCTGTCCGGGATAGTTTATTTGGTGACGATTATAGTGATATCGACATATTTGGTCTTACCAAAGGTGAATTAGATTCATTTGTGGAGATAAATCTGTCAAAATCACAAGGATATAAGATGGTTTATTTCAACGAGAACCTAAGAACTTACAGAAAAGGGAAGATTAAGGTTCAAATTATCTACCGAGAGTACGAAAAACTAACAGATATTATTGATTTGTTTGATTTTACCGTATGTCAGTTTATGTATGACGGTGAAAAGGTCATTTGTAACCCCTCCGGAATACTAGATGTTCATCATAAGAGGATTATTATCAACCATTTGGAACCTTTATTTGTTTTTGATTCGTTAAGACGGGTTCAAAAGTACGTTCAGAAGGGATATACTATCTGTAATGGGGGAATTAAGGACATTTTGGACAAATGTCGGGAATTAACACAGGAACAATACGACGAAAACGTAGAATTTTACCCAAATACTGAGGAATATAGGATAATTAGGTTCGATTAAAATTAAAAAAAATAAGATATGAAAACAATTTTGTGGTTTATAGTTAGTCATTTGGTGTTATATGTGTTGGGAAGTTTTATTGCTTGGGATTTGAACCCTTTGAATTGGTGGTTATTCACCTCATCCTTTGGTAGGGTGTTGTTTGTTATTATTGAATTGTTTTGGATTGGTAATTCTTTGAGTGATTAACCCTTTTTTATTTCAAAATAATTTATTATACTTGTTACTATGGAAATAGAAGAATCAAAATTAACGACTGAGGAGATTAGACAATTATATGATAATGCCTTCAAAAGAGAGATTGTGTTACCTGAAACATATAAACTTGTGATATCAAAAATGTGTTCTGAGATTGAAGAGGTTTTGGTTCAGGGTTATGATACTACCACGGTATATAATCCAAATAATTTTGAACCGATGAAGAGATTTTTGGTAAATGTTAATATTCGATTTAAACCGGAATGTGCCATTTCTGGAAATAAGAAAAAATATGAAGAACAATTAAACAATTATTTCACAATGACTTTTGGTAGTCAGATTGATTTTATTAAGTTCAGTGTTCTATCATTCATTATCCCTCCCGAGAAGAGTAATGAAGATAAATTTTTTGAATTGTTTGGTATAAATAAATAAATAAATATTATGAGTGAATTAGTTAATGTCGGTAAGACAATGAAGGGAACCTATCAACAAATTTGTGATGGAGGATTTTTGACCCAATTCCCGGGGTCAGAGTTTAGAAATGAATCCAAGATAACAGGATTCGGTGATGTGTATGTTAAAAGTGATTTGGTTCAAACTTTTAATGAATTGAAAGAACAAATGACTGAGGCTAACGGAAGTTTCCCCATTTTGTAACCCATACTCCCTCCGGTCGATTTCAAACCCCCTCTCCTTTTTTGGTGTTGGGGGATATTTATTTATATGGGTAAGAAGAAACAAATCGTGTTTAAGTATTTTGATATAATATATTCCAGTTATAAGAAACATGGGAGACGGTCAATAAATATGAAATCACCTCACGTTCTATTTGAATATATGGATGATAATGGTCGTACCGCTTTTGATTATGACACAGAAAGAGAATCAATACAATTTGATTATGGTGATTTTTACACCGCCCAAAAAATGTTTGGGGTTTCTATACCTGATTTGGTGGATATCTGTAAAGAATATGTTGCCAATAAATTTGATATACCTAAAGCAGCCAATTCAAGTTTTCTTCCTAAAAGATTAAATTAATATGAAACTAATAATAACAGAAAATAAATTTAAGAGTTTAATAAATCGGGTGGTAGGATATGATTTGTCCGACCATATTGAGATGATTACCAATTGGATTGAATTGGGTTCCGAAGGTCAAAAATTATTTACAGATGGTAGAGATGAGCTTAGATGGTTACTTAATAATTTTGGTCCGATGTATTTATTTACAATTGATGATAAAAAGTATCTTGTACAAAATCAAAATAAGGAATATGGTTGGTTAATTTTAAGTTATGAGAAAAATAGGAGAATTAATGAAGATGATTTTCTAAAAATTCTTGGTATTCGTTCATTGGGAATTGATTTTTTAAATAAAATAATCAATGAATTTGTTGAAGAATGAAAATACTAATAACTGAGAGACAGAGTAAATTATTAATGGAGAATTTACCGCCAGGAATCCGTAGAAGGTATAATTATAATACGATTAAAGACCATTTGGATTTTACCGTTATAGAGTCCATTAGCCCTTGTGATTATTTTGGTTCAAGTTATTTTATTACTGAGATGTGTAATATGATTACGAATGATTTAATTGAGGATTTTGAAGATGAAACCCAACAAATTTTGACCTCAAAAGTTAAAGATAATATGTATTATTTTATTGTTGATAATTTTGCGGACTATCTTCAAGATATTTACGATAAACAATGCCAATAACCATATATTTATATTAAACAATTAAAATGAAAAAAATTATAAAATTAACGGAATCTGATTTAAGAAATATTGTGATGAGAATCATTAACGAACAATTTGATTCTGAATACTACGACATTATTTTGGATTTATATAACGAAGTTGGGCTTGAGGGTATGACTGATGAAGAAATTAAATATCTGAAAAGTGGTGGTGAGAGCAATGTCCCTGAAAGATTTTTGGGTGGTGATTTAAATATTGATTTTGATGACGAATCGGAAGGCGATTATGATGGTCTTGATAGATTCAAAGAAATTATGGATGGTTTCAATCATAAGATTGTCGATACCGCTCCGGATGGTAAGTTAAGAGTTGTCTTTAAAGAAAGACCTGAGATATTAGAGAAACTTAAAGGTGTGGTTTCCGAATCATCAATTGAAGTTAGACAAGGTCATATAATTATTCTTGTTCCTGAGAATTGGACTGATGATATCTTTGGAGAAGAAATATAAACATACAAATAAATAAAAATTATGAATAGAAGTTTTAGTAAAATTAGACACATACAAGAATCCAACATGAGATTGGAACAAAGAATGTTATCGGAACAAGTGACACCAACAACCACAAGTGCAGCAACACCTACGATGAACATTACGACAACACCGGCTAAATCTCCAATGTTTGGAACACCTGAACAAAGAGCTGCAGCCAAAGCTAAACGAGATACTCAAGCTCAAAAAAATGAGGCAGCATTTGTAAAGGCGGCTCAAGATGCTGGAATGACAAGAGAAGAATATTCTGATTGGTTAGATAAAGAAAATAAAAAACCAACTTTAGGTCAAGCTAATCTTAACGATACAGGGAGAAAAGTAAGAAATAATAATCCCCCACCTTGTAAAAGAGGTAAATGTACCGGAGAGAATTAAGATAGTTAAATTATAACCCCACCTTGACAGTGGGGTTTTTTATTTGTATCTTTATCTAAAACTTATACATTATGTCAAAACATTATCAGGTAGATTATTATTTAATCTATGAAGGAGGGGGTAAAGCGTCTCAATCAACAACACTAATTATGGAATCAGACTCTGATTCGGAAGCAATTAGAAAAATTAAAGGTAAGAATAATTTAACATCCAATGTTAAAGAAATTCAAATAATTAAAATAAAAAAATCTTAACATTATGTCAGAACAAACACCAAAAACAATTGCTGTATTCGCTACAGAATATTATGAAACATCAATCACCCGAGAACCGGTAGAATTAAACCTTGATGACTATCCTGAATTGGAAGGTATGACAACACAAGAAGCTATTGATTATGTTGAATCAAATGCCTGGGAAATGGCCTCATCAAATCCTGATATGTATGAATCATTGGGAGAAGAGTTAAATGATATGGATATTCGTAGAGATAAAATCACGAATGAAACCCAAGAAATCAATGCTGTCGATAAAATGTTTTAATAAAAAAATCCCCAATTATTTTTTAGTTGGGGATTTTTTTATTATCTTTGTCGAATGAAAAAATGGGTGTTCAAATATTTTGATACGTTTTGTTATGGGGAACTAATTGAGGATGAAAAAGACCCTAATTGGACTAAACCAAATTCGTCTTATGAAGGATTTGGATATTCAATAGATGCAAAATATGTTTTTTACAATCAGTCATTGGAAAATATCGTTTTTTCTATGTTTTGTGTTGGAAGGACTGATTTTAAAAAATATTTGGGTGAGTGGTTTGAAAGTAGATATGATTTACCGGTATCGTTGGTTTTGTAATTAAAAAAGTTAGAAATATGAAAAAAGTATTAGTGTTATTAATGTTAGGGTTTTTAATAGGTTGTCAAGGAATTCCACCGGACAAAGATTTACATAGTGAAAAAATTTATCTAAGACAATTGGTAAATCGTAATGTAACGGAAACCCACACATCAGGTATGTTCTTTTTGGTTGCTGGTTCAATGAGTTCTGACACTGAAACTTCTACGGTTGTAAAACTTATGGGTGAGGTTAAAGGGGAATATCGGTTTATGCAATTTGATTTTACAAAAGTTAGAATCAGAATTGATAATAAGGTGACCACTCCGTATATTGTTTTGAATTACAATAATCGTGATGTTGTAGAAACTGATTACCTATTAAAATATCCGTATTATATTGAGAGTATTACCATCGTATGTCCGGAACAATATCTACCTGAGAAATTATTACCAATTCAAATATAAAACAAAATGGATGAATTAACAGTCGCGGTAACGTATAGACGAGAAGATAAAAAAAATTATTTTGATATCGCTTTTCCAAAGGGTCAAGAGTTAATCTCCGTTAAGGAAGCTACGATGATATTGGCGGCCGGGATGTCTTTATTGATTAAAGCCGGGCATAAAAAAGGTGATGTTAAAGATTATGAAATGTTAGAGATGATAGTTGGTTATTTAAATAGTGAGTTTGTTTCTACTGATTCATTTGAGGATGCTACCATTCAACCAAATACATTGAGAGATGAATAATTATCAAGTTCATAAAGTAGATGCGACCAGATTTAAGGATTTTATAAAACTTAGGGTACATTTCCAACAAAAGGTTATGTTTCTTAAAACTTTGATACAACATAATTCTCGATATAAAGGTGGTGATACAATTAAAACTCATTCTTGTAATCAAAATTTATTTGACAACAGTAACCAACATTTATTGGATATGTATTATTTCTTTGACGATACATTAGAAAAGAACATTGTTATTATTGAATGTTGTGAAATATTAACTAATTTAAAATTTATCCCAAAAACGACGGAACCAAATGAAGAGGGTCAATTTGGGACAATAGAATTTGTTCTAGTTAATGAATGTTCGGAAGAAGACATTCAAAATTATAAAAATGGACTCGGATGTATAATAGAAATTGTTTATGACTGATAAAAAAGAAAAAATCGTTATTAAGTATATGGATTTCGCCTATGGTGATAGAGAAACATATGAAAGTGAAAAGTCTATTGGAATTAACGGTGTTTGTGTTTATTACAAAAATCTCAAGCAAGTTGGTTTTATAGGTGAGATTCATTTAAATTTATCTAGCCGCTTTGGTGTGGGAAGATATCAACCGACCATGACTAAATGGTTCTCAGAAAAATATAATTTAGAAGTTATCTAAACCTCCAGTTTCTTTTTAGATTGGGGGATATTTATTTATATGAAACTTATTATAACTGAAAAACAAGAAGAACTATTAAAGGATTATTTGACCGAAGGTGAGAATAAACCAACCAATCCGGCACTTTGGTCACAATGTTTATCTTGGGCAAGGTCTAAATACAAAGTATGTCCAAGTGCGTATTGTAATGGTGCTGCTGCCAAACGATATAAATCAAAAGGTGGTGGTTGGAAAAAGAAACCTAAAAACGAATCTGTTAATGAAGACCTCAAAAGATGGTTTAAAGAGAAATGGGTTGATGTGAGTAAGAAAGTTGATGGGAAACACCCACCTTGTGGAAGAAAGGATGCTGACGGAAAGTCATATCCAAAATGTCGTCCATCAAAAAAGGTTTCATCTGAAACACCAAAGGTGGCTTCCTCATATGATAAGGATGAGAAGAAATCTATGACCCAACAAAAGAGAAGAGCGGAAAAGAAAGACCCAAAAGTGGGAACCGGAAATAAACCAACAATGACACACTACGAAAAAAAATGAAAATAATAATATCAGAATCACAATATAACAAACTATTCAATGAATTAGACGATAGTTTCTATGGTTCAGTTGAGGAGACCGACTTTGTTGTTGGTGACTTAATAAATGAAGCTGAATATCAGGGACGTAAAGTTCAACTTGGTAAAATTATGCAAGGTGATGTAAAAAAATCGAAAGTGTATGTTAAGAACGACAAAGGAAAAGTTGTTAAGGTAAATTTTGGTTTTGGTGGAAAATCTGCTCACGGAAAACGAATGGTAATTAAGAAAAATAATCCAGCGAGAAGAAAATCGTTTAGAGCAAGAATGAATTGTGATAATCCGGGGCCAAGATGGAAAGCGAGATATTGGGCTTGCAGGACGTGGTAGTAAAAACAATTGTGAAAATATAATGAATATAGAAGACGAAATATCAATAAGAATTATTGATAAGTATATGAACACACTTGGTAATAAACTAATAAATAAAATGACTTGTTCTGATGTGAAATATAATTTCAGTGTTAGGATTGTTAATTTATATAAGGGTGAGGAGCGTTGGGATTTTTCAGATAGTTGGAGAAATAGTTACGATTATGTTGTTGTTATTGATTCCGAAATTCCGGTTTCCCGGGTTGTATGTAATGAATATAAGGAAAAATATCTGAAGGATGAAGTTGCGATTAGTTATCCGTTATTGTGGGCGTTTGTTCCGGTGATGAAAGAAGAATTAAAAAAATATTTAAGTGTTGATTTAGATAGTGTTTCGTTTGGTAAAGCCGGTATACATTTTAATAATTACAAAAAATTATAATAATATACTTATATATAAATCATTATTATGTCTAAATCAAAAAAAATAGGGAAACCTAAAAAAAACAGAGTGAATGTTGTTAAGAAATTAAAAATAATGAATAAAAACAACGAAATTCTTTCAAGATTAAAATCAGAAATGTAAAAATTAACCCCATCCTAATCGGTGGGGTTTTTTGTTCCATATTTAATTATGATTTCAGTTGTTTCTTTTTGTCTTGAACCACTAATATAAGTTCTGGATATTTTAACACCTTCATCTATAACCTCATCAATTTGAGGACCCCACTTAATATATATGAGATTGGTTTTTGGGTCGGTATATCCGGCTGCCACAGTTTCTTTAACACCATTCTCAATCACATCATCAATCATTTTGGGAACACTATTGGTTTCATTTTCTTCCAACCAATCAAGAACACCAACAAGGTCACCATCTTCACCGGGTGTTTTTGTTTCTTTAACACCATTTTTAATCACACCAGCAATTCTTCCTTTGTGGTGATATACATCATCGTGAGTTTCTATTACACCCTTGTCAATCACTTTATCAACTATATCTCCACCTACATATTGACGTGGGTGAGAAGTTTTTACACCATTTCCGAGAACCTCATCAATGTCTCCTGTATATTCACGAGATTGTAAGGGTGAAATTATTTTAACACCATTTTGTAGGACATCTTCAGCTAAAGTAGAACCACCTACAAAGGCAAAAATGGTTTCCTTCACACCATTTTCAAGAGTATCATCAACTGATAAGATTCTTTTATCACCCCAATAATTGGTGTTCTTTACCCCATTTTCAATAGTATCCTCAACCGACCAATCCGTTTTCATATGAGCCATTTTAGTTTTTTTCACACCATTTTCAAGAGTGTCCTCAAATTGTTGTTTTCTATCCCGGGCATCTCTAAAGAGTGTAACATAAGTTAACTCTTTATTTATAATATTATCTTCCACCCATTTGGTGATGAGGTGTTGGTTCTGAACGCAATCCAACGAAGCGTAAGCAAAAATACTTTTGAAGAAGTTGTAATTATACCATAGAGTTTTATTCTCAGTTAGTTCAATCATCCATTGTTTGGACTCAGTAAAGATTAACCAAGTGGAACCATTATGGGTATAAGTGTCCACCCCTTTAGTAAATTCATTAATTAATTTATTTATAATTCTTTCCATAGAACAAAGATAATAAAACTATTTCTTATCATCAAATAATAAATTATATTTTTTAAATGAAGAGATTGGTTATAGTAAGAAAAGTTTTTGAGATATTATATCCTGATTTAACGGTAATTGTTCGATATAATAAAAAACGATATGTTGAAATAATATTGAAAAATGTTAAACAAATGTCTGTCGATGGCACAACTTATAAAGTTATATTATTAATTCCCGGTAAAGATAGTTTGGTTTTAGAAGATTTTGTATCTAAGTTATTTGCATATTGTTCCATAATAAATGAGGATAATTGTATTATAAAATATTTGGATAAAAAAGGTTCTCGACAAATAACAAAAAAATTAGAATAGGTTATTGATTGGTAAATAAGTTTTATTTATGATTATCACATGGAAGAAATTAAAATCACAAGAACTATTAAGTTCGCGGACAAAAAATGTATTATGAAACCTATGGATGGTGAGACCGGTTTGACTGAAACTTGGAACACCCACCCAAATGTTGATAATCCAAGGGATGTGTTTATGAAACACGAAGGAACCACGTATTATTTAGTTTCGTCTAAAGAATAATTTTAACCCCCAGTTAATTTTGGGGGTTTTTTAATTTAATGTAATTATGAAATTTATTATTTGTTTATTGTTTTGTTGTCTTGGGTATTCCCAATTACCAACAAATATTGTTATTGGGGATTCTCAAACTCCATATGTTGATTTAAATTCAAAAAAAGTTGTGAAAGTTGTTGGTCTATGGAAAAAAGGTATTCGCGTCCCAGAGCTTACCAAAATGATTAAGAGACATAATGTCTCACCAATAATTCAAAATGTTTTTTTGTGTATTGGAACCAACGACCTTTATTATAGAAATGGTGTTGAGAAATTATTTAATTCCATTTGTGTTACATTCCCAAATGCGAAGATTTACGTCATCCAAGGTTCTTGGGGTTGGGGAAATCTTAGACACACCAGATATGGTAAAGTTAAAAAATATTACAAACGATACGAGGAATTGGGTGGAACCATAATTGAACCTCCAATTGGAAAAGGTGACCCCCACCATAACTCTCCGGTGTATAAGAAAATTGGGGAAGTCATTGATAATATGTTATTGTAATATATTTATTGATATGAAAATAATAATAACGGAGAGTAAATTAAATCAGGCGGTCATTGATTACCTGAACAAAACATACGACACCAATAACATTGGTTGGGAATATGGTATTGATGATTGGGGTAATGAAGTGGATTACGCAATAAAGTTTTATCAAGGTGATTATGATGAAGACGATACCTTATTTAGATGGTATGGTGAAGATTATTGGGGTAGTGAAGAATCTGAAAGTTATTCGGATAAACTTTGTCAAGAAAAAAAAGATAAATCACCAATATTATACTTTGAAGATGATGTTATTTTAAGAACTTTGAACGGGTATTTCGGTAATAATTGGAAACAACCATTTATTGAATGGTTTTGGGATAAATTCCATGTTCCTGTCAAAACAATAGAGTAGTGGAAAATATTTAACAAAACACCCTTTTTAGTGGAAAAAAACGTCTATTTTAAAGATTTTTTTAATTTTTAATGGAAAATACCTTACATTTGTAATATGATATACCTTATTCTTTATTTTAATATTGGTCTTATACTCTCATTACTTTTTTTTATACTGATGAGTATTTCAGAACAAGACATAACTTTTAACGACATTCTTGTTGTTATATTTTTATGGCCTTTAGTAATTTATTATATAATCACCGAACACTTTTAAAAATTTGAGATATTTATAAAAACTAGTATATTATTTTACTAGTTTTTATATTAAATAATTCATTATTAATAGTTTAAAAATATCAAGACCCAAATTCCCTCCTTACCGGAGGGTTTTTTATTTATACAGATATTTATAATTATGAAAATTAGAATTAAAGAATCTCAATATACTAAATTGAATGAAGCCGTAGGTGTTCCAACTAACATTGTTTCAGTTGCACAACAATTATTTGACAAAATGATGATGGAGCTTAAACCAACATCTGATTTACAAACTCAATTTAAAAAAACAATTATATTAAAAGGTGATTTCCAAATTAACGATTATAAATTTAAGAAGATAAAATTATCCTTCAACATTGAAGATATTAATGATTATAGTTTTGATGGGGTTAAAAAACCTAAAGTATTGGTAAATGGTATGACCCACCACGGGAAGGTTGAGATAAACGCTAAATTTAATTATGAAAGAACTCAAGACATAAATAATGTGGTGTTATCAATCACTTTTGCCGTTGATTATGGTGTAACCACTCAGGACGTTATTGATGAGTTTAATAAAGAAAGAGTTGTTATGGTTTCAAGTTTGGCTCACGAACTAAAACACGCATATGATGAATCTGTTAACCCAATAGTTAAAACACCTGAAAGAGTTGAATATCATATTGGTTCTCAAAGAAGGTTCGGAAATATACCCCCATTAAATAAATTGTTAAATTATATGTATTTTGCTCACACCACAGAAAACTTGGTAAGAGCAACTGAGTTATATGCCGCCTTAGAAGAGAGTGGGATTACAAAGAAAGATTTTTATAAGTTCATAACAAACCACAGAGTCTATGTTGCGTATAAAGAGGGTTCCGAATTAACTTATGAAGGGTTGAGGGAAGAATTAAAATTAATTATCCCCCAAATAAAACAAACTTTTGATGATAATGATATGGATTATCCGGATAATGTAACCGACGATGAAATGGTTGATTTAACATTACAACAATATTTTAAAACACTATTACAGTGGAGAGGAGGATTAATGAAAGATTTTTTAACTAACGACTTTATGGAAAATATGTTTGGATTCAGAGGTGCAAAACAAAGGTATTTTGATAAATATTTAAATAAAATAACTAGATTTGGTACTGATTATGAAAAATTCTTTAGATATGAAATTAATCAAACAAGAAACATTTGTCTTAAGATGATGAAAAAACTAAGTAAAATATATTCCTTAATAAAAGATGAAAACCCCCAACAATAATTGGGGGTTTTTTTTTAGATTGAGATTGAATCTATGGTTTTAAAATTACCATTTTTGTAATTATCTTGAGGTGTTGGTTCTCCTACTTGTAGTTCACCTTCAAAATAGTTTTGATAAGAACCCCAATATTCTTCCATTGACCCGTTTTTTAATTCATACAATGCGTCTTGTGTTTCCTCATCAAACGATGGTTCGCCTTCTCCGTCAACCCATTCATCCAAATTTTCAGAGATGTATTGTAAAAAGTCTTCTTCTGTTTCTCCCTTGAAGTTAGGGAATTTTTCGCTATCCAACTCTACCGGAGTGTTTGCGTTGTGGGAGGTGTAATACTCCGTTTTTCTAAAATGTGATTTCATAATTGTTTTTTATAATGGTTTAATTTTCTTCTACACTTCTTTCATCCATCACCTCACGATAACCTTCATATAAAGAATCTCGAAGTTCGTATAGACCGTCATACATTTCATCCATATAATCATCGTCCTGAAACATTTTATCATATTCAAACTCTTCATAATTTTCAATATCATCGTAGTTCTCAGCATATACAAATGCTCCAAGTGGGTCGTAACCTTCGTCTTCATAAGTACCATATATTACAACATCTCCACCAATAACCTCAACTATCTTTTGAAAATACTCTGTCGGGACTGACCAAGCAGTTTCAAGAATCAAATCTATCGTTTCTCGATATTCTAAATCTTCACACTCAATCTCTAAAAATGTTGACCCAACATTTAACAACATCCAATCTTTATCAATCTCTTTAAAGTCGGTTCCGTATAATGTGTTGACGTGATTTAATAGGTCGTCAGATTTTTCAAATAACTCAACAAATTTTTTGTGTGTTTCTTCGTTAAGGCCGCCAACCTTAACATAACTTGTCATTGTGTTTGCCATCGTATTAAGATTTAAATTTTTCTCCTTTTATTTTAACCCATTCCAAATCACCATCCAAGATTAATACATCACTATGTGATGGGACATCTTTAGTGTTTTCTTCGGTGTGTTCATTATCATCACCAACAGATTCAATAACCTTAACGAAATCAGTTCCTTTCTCATCGATTGTAATTTTCCATTCACCGTCGTAAAAAAATGACCCTTTGGTTCCTGAGGGAGTTTTGAATTTAATAGGTTCCCTGTCGGCTGAGTAAGCCTCAACCTCATCAATAATTTGTCCGTCAATTTCTATCAAATCATCGGATGCTCCGTAAATTCTTGTAATCATATTATCGTTTTTTATTTAAGTATAAATAAAAAAATAAATAAAAACAATACCACCGGAAGTAAAACTATGATTTTACATAATTTGTTGATATTTATAATAAAAGATAAGTTATGAATACATTTATTTATGGGTTAGTCAGTAAAGAATCACCTAATGAAATTAGATATATTGGGAAATCGGATAATCCTTCTTATAGATTGAAAAGACATATATATTTAACAAAATACTCGGTTAAAAAAAATAAAAATTTAACACATAAAGATTATTGGATAATTAAAAACAATTATGATATTGATTTTATTATCCTTGAAGAGTGTGATAATTTATTATGGAGTGAAAAAGAAAAAGAATATATCTTAAAACACACAAATTTGACAAACACTTCGTCGGGTGGGTTAGGTGGTTGTGGAATAACTTATAAAATGACTTATGATGAAACTAAATCTTGGATTCAAAAAAATTTAAAAATTAAATCAAAATCAGATTGGTATCGTCAAATTAAAACACTTAAATTGCCTGATTATATTTGTAAATATCCCGACCAATCCTACGAAAAAAGAGGTTGGATTAGTTGGATTGATTTTTTGGGGTCAAATAATAAATTTGATAATGATGTTACCTATATTTCATATGATGAGGCAAAATTTAAATTACGTAATTTTAAATTTAAATGTTCCGAAGATTATCGGAAACATCATAGAAATGGGTTAATCCCGTTTGATGTTCCGTTAAAACCTTTCAGATATTATGGTAAAAGGGGGTGGGTTAGTTGGTCAAATTATTTGAGTAATAATAAGGTTACCAATATTGATAAAAAATTTGTTTCTTTTGATGAATTTATTAAAATAGTTAAAAAACTTGACATTAAAAGTGGTTATCAGTATAAAAAAATAGATAAAACGATTAGAGATAAATATTGTCTTCCCTCAGTCCCATCAACACAATACAAAAATGAGGGTTGGAATGGTTGGGGGTTTAAAGTAAAAAAGTCCGGAAAACCGGACTTTTAATTTATTTATTGTAAATTTCTTTTGAATAGTAATCTTCAAAACCTTCCATCATTTGACTGATTGAGGGACTATTTTCTAAACCAATAATGTTATCAATTAATCCAATTTCTTTTGATTCTTCAGAGTTAAACCATTTATCTCGTCTTGAAATTTCATAAATCTCATCAAAAGTTTTATCACAATTTTGAGATAATATTTTGAATAACATATAGTTATATTTTTCGGCTTCCATATGACTTATACGAGTATCTTGGATATTCCCCGATGTCCCATAACTTACAAAATGAGTCATAACTTTAGAAAAAATTAATGAATTTCTTTTACCTTTAGCTCCCGAAGACAATAATATTGAACCCATAGATGCACACATTCCAAGATTAGTTGTTGAAACATCTGCTTTAACATAATTCATAACATCTCTTATACCAAGTCCCATCATCACTGACCCACCAGGACTATTTAAGTAAAGACTAATATCTTTTTTATCTGTGGTGTCTAAAAAAATTAATTGTGCTTGGATAATATCACCCATTCTATCATCTACAGGTCCTGATGCCCAAACAATTCTATCAAGAATTAATCTTGAAAAAATATCCATCTGAGTTGCTCTCATTTCTCGTTCTTCCAAAATATACGGGGTTAATGAATTTTCCATATGTTTTTGGTAGTAATCTAAATTAAGTCCTGAAATACCTCTGTCGCTCATTGCGAACTTTTTAAAATCGTTTCCGTAATTCATTATGCTTTTTGTTTGGTTGGAACTAACGTTAATGCTTTTGCCACGGCAGCATCTTTTGATTTTAATCCTTTCTCAACAAGTTTCCCTGATTTGAAGATACAATAATCATAAGACATCGTGTATCCGTGTTTTTTTGTTGTGTCCGGTTTAGACATGATTTTAACATAAATGTCATAAAGACCTGCTTTAACAACATATTTCCCTTTCGTGTTTAATTTTCCCATTTTTAAATGTTTTAGATTATTATTATTCGACAAAGATATACAAAAAATCTTATTACAACAACTTTTTATTAAAAATATTTTTCTTATATTTGTATTGTTATGGAACAGAAAAAGTTTGAAAGAATATTATATGGTTTATTTCCCAATCTTAAAATTATAGATTATAAATTATGGGAAAGATATGAAGTTGATGAAAATGGTGAATTTATAAAACCAAATTCTCCTGCAATATTTGTTGAGGTGACTGGTGAAATTGAACCGGGTGTTAATATTGGTGAGCATATAACTCGTATGACGGGGTTAGAAGTTATTATAGATAAATTTAATTAAAAAATTGTGAGATTAAAATAAATATTATATCTTTGCTGAATAAAATTAAAAAATATGGGTAACACAAAAATAACAATTGAGCTTAGTGATAAGCAACAAGAAAAATACGATAAATGGATTTTAACCATTAAAAGTTTATATGGTAAATACGGAAATATGACTTGGTCGGTTTCCGACTGTGGTATTGGACAAACAATTAAAGTCTATAATGACTTAACTAAATTAACCTTAGATTTAACTGACGTAGATGAGTGGTAAAAAGAATAGTTTTAACGATATGATTATTGGACATTCAATGAAACACGACAAGTCCCACAATTGTCATATGATATCACCCGAGAAAAGAGGTGGTCTGTGGGAAACAAAAGAAGAAACTAAATGTATTGGTAGAAAACAATTTGAAAACAACAATTAAAATGGAACAAACAGAATTAGAATTTGTGTGCTTTATGAGAGGTACATCCGGGTCGTTTAGAACGAATTTATTTCAAACAATTTTTAGTGCTGATATTGAAAATTTAACTAAATTGTCGTTAGGATTTCCTAACGAGGTTGAAGTGGTTTATAGATATAGAAACGAAGAGGGTTATTGGCAAAAATTATTAAAAAAATTAGAATAAGATGAAAAAATCAGTAATATTCTTAATTTTTGGGTTCATGGGGTCATTATTAGGTATATATTTGGAATGTATCACTATTGTTACGATAGGTGTGGTAATTCAATTATATTCCATAATTGTAAAACTTAGAGAAAATGATATGGGATTAAAAAGAAAAACAATAGAAGATAAATTATGAAAAAAATACTATTAATGTTCCTAATTGGAACGATGACGATGTTCTCACAAACAATAAAAGTGAGAGGTGTAACATTATCTTACGATAAGGTTAAAAAAATAATGACTTTAACTACAACGCCCAAAATTATGTATACCAACGATATTGATATGGATGTGAAGATTGAGATACATAAAGAGTTTGCTCTTAAAATGACGATTGGTGGTGTTAATTATTCTGTAACTGAAGCATTTTTTGAACATTCAGGTCACGTAAGAGAAATGGGTTGGTCATTTATAACATATAAATCAGGTGGGTGTAAGGAGATTAAGAAAAATTATGTTTTTCAATTTACGAGTGTTGAACCGGGTGAGTATATTTTGACAGTAAGTAACGTATGTAACGATAAATATGTAACTAACGAACAAACAATGTCAATTCAAATTAATTAAGATGGATAACGCAATTTACGAATATATAAAAAATGGGATAACCATTAATGGTGACCCGGTTGGTGGATATCAAGTATTCACAATCCCAACCCAACATTTTAAAATTGATTCTTTACATCAATTAACTCCGGAAACTTTTGAAAGGGAAATTCAAAAACAAAAAGAACACGATGAATTAACTTCCGAGATATTCAAAGAAGTTCAAAAAGAAATTGACCAAGAGATTGTAAACCAATTACGTGGTGGTGAACCTAATCCTGATATCATTCCGATGAATACAAACGATAGATTGTATAAGAATTATTTGGTTTATGTTATTGAGGGTGTTAAAAACGGATTTGATAGGATAAAAGGTTATTTAGATGGATGTTTAGTTGAGTTTGATGGGTATTATGAACATTTCACAAACCCATCTTTTCAATACGGATTTAGACCCTTAACACAAGAAGAGTTCATTAATAAGTTATTATTTGATGATGACTTCTACCAAAAGTGGGGTGAGAATTGTTGTAAGGAATTGACTTACGAGGAAAGATATAAAATATGGTTCAGTAAAAACTATGAAACCGGATTTGAATATGACGACGAAAAAATGATTACTATTATTGACTTTGATAACTCATATTGGACACCAACACCAAAAAGAAAATTAAAATGGAATTAAGTGTGATGGAAAGGTATGTAGCATTCATCTGTAATGAACTACCAAAAACGAGAAGAGTATTATTAAATCCCCCACCTCCAATGGAGAACGGAGAGTATGGATATAAGAGAATGAGTAAAATCGGACCTCACGTTTATATGTCTGTGGAAATTGAGATTGTTGAAAAATACACTCGTTCTGCTAAGTTATGTGTCAAATTTGAGGATTATCAAATGAACGATATATTCTATATGTCCCGTCATAAGGGGCCGGATAAACTATTGGAGGAAATTGACAAGAAGATTGATAAGATTGTTAATAGAACTTTGATTGATGATGGAAGACAGGAGTGGGTGAGAGAACAATATAAAATCAAGAGTGATGATTTCAAAAGTAAATTTAAGTTATTACTACCGGAAATTGATTTGTTTAGTAATTTGTATAAGAGATACGAACTTAATTGGATGAAGGAGAATCCCCCATTTTCAGGTCCATATACTGATGTGTGTTTAACTAAACAAGAATTTATTGATAAGTTAAGAGACGACAAGGAGTTTAACAAAGTGTGGGGTGGTAACAGAGAAAATATTTTAGAATAATGTATATTATAGTTTGGAGAAATAGTCACCGGGAACCTTTTTTAGATACGGATTCTCGTAGTTTTTTGGAGTCGTATTATAGTTACGAGGAGGCTAAGGCTGCTGCCGAAGAAATTGTTAAAAACGAAAATGAGGGGGAACAAAGTCCCTGGTATTTTGATTATAAAATTTATGAAGAATCAAATGGATAAAGAAAAATTTATTGAAAAAGTAATTGAAAATGTTAAACACCTAACGGGAAAAATTATTGAATTTATACCTATGGAATTTAACGTTGGTATGTTTATAATAATTGATGGTGTTTCTAAGGGTTTAACTAATTCAGTTTTACGTGATTATAAAAACACTATCGATTATTATGAAATAGATATTATCACGGATTTTAGTAATATGATTATTAAAGAATTTAATTTGAAATCAAATGACTAAATTAGAGAATCTTTGTATTAAGTGGTTGAATGAAAATTTTAACCCTATGGAACCATTCATTATGGAAGAATACCCTGATTATATTTTTCATATGAAAGATGGGAAATGTATTTTACAATACAATAAAAAAAATGGGTATGTTTATGTGAGTTATAGAGAAATTTGGAAATTTTTTGAATCCTATTTTAGTATGTCTAACCAACAAATTAAGGACATTACAAAGATATGGGTGGAGGAATACTACAAAGTGGGGGTAACAACAACTAAATTACATGAGAGAATTGGAAGAAGAATGGTGGAGGAACACTACAAAATGGGGGTGACAACAACTTTTGGTTTGGATAGATTGAATTACAGTAAGGTGGAGGAACACTACAAAATGGGGGTAACAACAACTGGATTAATCCATCAACACCACCTAAGTCAGGTGGAGGAACACTACAAAATGAGGGTAACAACAACACTATCTGATTTTGGTAACGCAACTCTACCGGTGGAGAAACAATACAAAGAAATTCAAACAACCAACAACCAATTACAATTTTACTCTGAAAAGGATGTTGAAGAATTATATGAACAAAAAACAAATGGAAAATAAATACGAAGACAGAACGATTAAACTAAATGAATTATCTGAAGGTGATGAGTTTATTGGTAAATGGTCTCCCACAAAAATTAGATACTTAAAAAATTTAGGTGGGGATAGACATTTATTAAAGGATGTTGAAACCGGACGAGAATGGGAAGTTCCTCACGGAAGATTTCCTTCGTTTAAGAAAATAACAACATTCATAAATGAACCAATTGAAACTATTTTGGAAAAACCTGACCTTAATAGTTGGAAATATTATTCAAAATTACTATCTTTATCGGAAAAGATATATTTGGAGATGTTTGGTGAGCCAAAATCTCACACAGAATGGGCGGATAGTATCAATAAAATAGGGAGAATAAACAGATTAATAATAAAACACGCAAATGGCAACTAAAAAAGAAAAAAAAGTTAGAGAAAAGATTGATTTGGACCACGATACCCTTATGGATTTATGGGATAATGTTAATTATAAAGGTGATAGTCACGAATTAAACGGTGAGAAATATACTCACGTAGATAAAATAAACACATCTGATAAGTCAGATGGTGATTCTTGGGATTATATTGTACAAAGAAAATCTGATGGAAAACATTTCAAATTTAATGTTTGGGATGCAGGTTCACATAATGGTTATGTCTTTGAAGATAAGTTCTTAGAAGAAGTATTTCCTAAAACAGTTACAACAACCAAATATAAATAAAATGGCGAAATACGATAATAAAAACAGAAAACCCCATTTAGGGTTACTAAATTTTGAAGGGGATACATTCAGAGCATACAAACTTGGTGTCTCTGATTACGTAATTGTGGATGACCAACACGAGATAATTGAGATGACCAACACAAAAGGTATCATCTACATTATGAATGGTGGTAAATCTTTAACAACAAGTTATGGTAGAACATATACCATTCCAAATGAACATAAAGATGCGAGACCAACTGACGAAAAGTTAAGAATTTTCTTGGGATTGGATTCTTTAGAAGATGAGGAAGATGATTTGGAACTTTGGGAATCAGTTCAGTACAGAATGGATGAAGAAGGATTTGACTATTGTTTTGAAAGTTATAGTCATTGGGATGAAATCAAAGATGAAGAGTTCCACCGATTAAGATTGGGATTCTTACAATCTATGGAAGACCTTAGAAATTATATTAATAAAAAAGTTGAAGAAGGTAGAGAAAAAGAATTGGATGGAGAATAACAATCATAAATACAATACAAGAATCCCCCCAGAAATGAAGGGAAAATATAAACAACTTGATGAGGTTTATAATGATTGGAATGATTTTTTTGACAAATATGCTGATGGTAAAAGACAAAATAATGGAATAATCTCATATTTTTTGGGGTCATCAAATGAAGTTACGTTATTTTGGTTTGAAGGTGAAGAATTTCCATTTGCTTACGTTTTTAGTAGTGGGATTTATGAAATTAATGGTGAATATAAACGAGGATATAGATTTTATTTAAAAGATGGAGAGTAAAGAATATAATTTTAGATGTACCTATAAGAAAGGTGAACATCGTTGTAACGGAAGTCACCTTTTTGAATTGAACGATTCTATTTTACCGTTACTATCATATTATATGATTTTCAGAGGTAACTTAACTATTGATAAGGAAATGGTGTTATCTGAAATGAAAGAGTTTGAAACTTATCTTGATGAATTATACCTTGATAATGAAAGTAAAGGTGGTGAAATATTTATACATTTCACCACAATTGATATACAAGCCGAATTAATACATTCCTTTGTGGATAAAAAATATGAATAAACCGGAAATAATTGACGATGAATTATGGGACCATTACAGTGGGTTACCAAATCCAATGTGGTATCAACGTAATAAAGAATTAGAGGATGAAGAAGAAGATACAAGTGATAGTGATGATACTGAAGTTACTACTGAATAAAATAAAACGAAAAAGAAAAAGTATATGGGACTTATAAATAATCTTTATGCTGTGTATGAAAAATCACCGGCACACGGGAGCAAAGAACATAATGTAATTTTGGCTCCTTTCAAAACTAAAGAAGAGGCAGAACAAAACAGAATTAAATACGGTTATAACACCGATAATTATTACGTAGATATTTTGAAATATGAATAAACTAGATAAACAATACACAGACCTTCTCCAAGACATTCTTGACAACGGAGTAACAAAACAAGACAGAACAGGTACAGGGACAATCTCAGTATTCGGAAGACAAATACGTCACGATATGAAAGATGGTTTTCCTCTTTTGACTACAAAGAAAATGCCATTCAAAACAATCGTAACAGAACTTCTTTGGTTCTTACGAGGAGATACCAACATTAAGTTTTTGGTTGATAATAATTGTCATATTTGGGATGGTGATTGCTACAAATCTTATAAACAAAGTATTTTAGAATCCTTTGATAGATTATCAAATGACCCCGTAATAGATGCGATGCCACCTAGAATATTAACACAAGAAGAATTCACCAACAAAATCAAAACAGATGATGAGTTTGCTAAGAAGTGGGGTGAGTTAGGTCCTGTGTACGGTAAGCAATGGAGAAAGTGGGGTTATGATAGTGATAAATGGAGAGAAGACTATAACAAATTACAATTTGGTTCTAAAGAAGAAATTGAACACCTTAGTAAAAAAGGTATAGACCAAATCACAAACCTAATCAACGACCTTAAAACAAATCCAGACTCAAGACGATTGATGGTTAATGCTTGGAATGTTGGAGAATTAGACCAAATGGTTCTTCCACCTTGTCATTATGGATTTCAAGTTTATACAAGAGAGTTGAGTTTAGATGATAGAAAAGATATTTGGAATAAAAACAATTTCAGTCAAGATATGTCGTGGCATAATATGGAAGAACACGATATTATGGATTTACTAAACGATAATGACATCCCAAAACGAGCAATCTCTTTAATGTTTAATATGAGGTCAAATGATGTTCCATTAGGGCTTCCATTTAATATATCATCTTATGGTTTATTATTAGAAATTATTGGGAAAATGGTTAATATGATACCTGACGAATTAATTACTAATTTAGGTGATGCTCATATCTATAAAAACCAAGTAGATGGTGTTAAAGAACAATTAACAAGGAAACCATTTGAATTACCTAAATTAGTTATGTCTAACCAAATTAATTTTAATGAAAGTGTTGCTGAATTTTTGAATAGTTGTCTAATAACTGATTTTATTGTTGAAAATTATCAATCACATCCAACCATAAAAATGCCATTATCTAACTAGTTTTTTCATAATTTTATGATATTTATATTAAAGAGTAATCCTTAAACTAAATCAATATGAAAAAGTTTTTAATCTATGAAATAAAAAACAATATAAATGGTAAATCTTATATTGGACAATATAGTGGTGAGTCATTTGAAAAGTATTTTGGAAGTGGAAAATTAATTAAGTTATCAATAAAAAAATATGGGTTAGAAAATTTTTCTAAAACAATTTTAGAAGAGTGCTTTAATAAAAATGAATTGAATGAAAAAGAAATTTTTTGGATAGATAAATTAAAAACTATTGAAAATGGTTATAATTTGACTGAAGGTGGAACAGGGGGTGATTTGTCTGAATTTATAAAGTATGGTGAGAATTGGGTTGAAAAACAAAGAATCTCCACAAAAAAATATTGGGACAATCTAACTGAAGATGAAAGAAAAAAAAGAAGTGAAATTGTTTCAGGTGAAAAAAATGGGATGTATGGTAAAGATGGATTTTGGAAGGGTAAAAAAATACCAATAGATATTATTAAAAAGTCATTGGAGAATAGAAGAAGTTACGATAAAGAACAAAACCCAAATTGGAAAGGTGGTGTTACATATGTTTATTGTGAATGTGGTAAAAGAATAGGTTATGGTCACATTCATTGTAACAAATGTAGACCTAGAACTAAAAACAATAATCCATTTTATGGGAAACAACATTCCGAAGAGACTAAAAAAAAATTAAGTGAAAAAAGGAAAGGGGTAAAACCAACAAATATGAAACCGGTAATGATTGATAATATTATTTATGAAAGTTTGGCGGAAGCGTCAAATATACTTAAAATTCCAATGGTTACAATTCGTTGGAGAGTGAAAAGTAATAATGAAAAATTTAATAATTACCAATATAAAGAATAAAAAATGTTAATACATATTCAGACACAGGAATTGGAAAAAGAATTCATAAATCCGGTTAAAAATGGGTTTGTGTCTCATCCGGCGATTGATTACCAAACAAATGCCATCCACGCACAATACGAAGGAAAAGATGTGATAATCTTTAACTTCAAAAAGTATGGGTGGTTAAACGATAATAGATTTAACACCTACAACCTATCATTAGGACCGGCAGGTATAACAATTGAAATAATATTATGACTATAACACAAATAACGACATCGACTTTTGAATATAATGATGAAAAATATAGTGTATGTACCCGAAGATTTATAGATTTTAATGATTTTCAAAATTACTTGGAAAGAAATCGTAAATTAGGTAAAACAAAATTATTCATTCATTCCATATTTACATTACCTGAACAAACAGAAATTTGGATTAAATACCAACTAATATAAATATTATGAAAAGTCCATTAACCGGAAAAGAAATGAAATTAATGTCGGAACCATCCACATTAAATTACAGAGGAAAACAATACAATGTGAATCACCACTTCTACCTATGTGAATTAACAAACGAACAATTCACAACAACAGAGTTAGATGAACAAAATTTAGACGAATTATATAAACAAGTAGAAAATGAACGAAGCAACAGAATTTGAGATGATGAGGTCACTCCATACATTATGGATGAAAGGTTTGATAACTTGGGACCAAGTTGAGGAATTATTAGTGGCAAGTATCCAATTAGAACTAACATTCTTAAATAAGGATGAATTTACGGCAGAAACATTAGATGGAAAAACAAAATATAGACTCGGAGAACAATAATTACTTTAAGAAAAATAAAGTAAAAATTAATAAAATTGTTAAGGAATATAAGAGTGCAACACCAAAAGAAATTTGGGTGGGTGTAAGAGATAATTTTACCTTTGGGTTCTTAGGTGCTACCTTAGTTGTTTTCATCTCTACACGTACCGATATTGCGGTATTCTTAGATTATTTAGTATATTATTTCTTTATGGGTAAGATTGTTAATAGAACAAAATATGTGACTGATTTGGGTAAATTAATTGTGTTTCCATTACCATCTGCTTTAGGAGCGTTCACCGGATACAAATTAAGTTATATTTTATTACACTTTATTAAATAAAAAAACCGACATATGTCGGTTTTGTTGTTTTAAGCGATTTCTGATTTATTGATTGGGTGTGGTTTTGGGGAATGACCGGAAACATATCCTTGAGTTACTTTACGTAATAAATCTTTAGTACCCCATTTTGAATTTATAACTGCATCGGATAATTGAGATAAACCTACATCATTTTTTAGTCCATCGATAATATTATAATATCCGTATTTATCTCTACCATTTTTAAGAGTTTTACAGGTTGCTTCAATACCTTCTTCCGGAGTTGAATAATTTTTAACACCTACGGAAGTATTACTAATATTTGTTGCTCCAGGCATTTTCATAGTAGTATTGAATGGGTTGTTTTTTGCTTTACCACCTTCAGCTTGTCTCCAAGCGTACATAAATAACATATTATTTTTAGTTGGTTCAGCACCTAAACATTTTAAAACTGATTTATAAAAATCGTCATCAGTTGTTGTTATGTTATTTGAAGTGTTATCGTCATCATCATTAAACTTGCCTGTTTTTAACATATTGGATATTTTATCGGTTAATCCTTTAAAAATATCATCGGCCCCCTGTTCATTAATATTATATAATAATTTAATGTGGTTTTTATCTTCTTCTGTTATTAAAATTTTCTTAGACATATAAAATTTAGTTTATTATAAATACTAACAAATTTTAATATATTTATAAATATGAAAGTAATAGTTAAACATATTGATTCTGATGTTCCAAAAGAGAATTATAAATTCTTTAATGACTTCATCAAATACTTACAAAAACTGTATCCATTAAAAAATGATATAACGATTAAGTTTGTTGGTGAAAGAGTTGGTAATATGACAACAGGTCAAAGAAATGATAAAGATGAGTTATTAATTTTATCTAAGGGTAGAATGAATAGGGACATTTTAAGAACACTTGCCCACGAATGGGTTCACGAATATCAAAGAACAATTTTAAAACGTAATCAAGGTCCTGATATTGGTGGTAAGAATGAAGATGAAGCGAATTCTGAATCCGGAGCAATTATTAAAAAATATGAAAAGAAATATCCAAAAGACGAAAAAAAGATGTATAAATAAAAAAAGGGACAATTAAGTCCCTTTTTAATTATTCAGAAATTTCAATAACTTCTAAATCAAATATAAGATTTTTACCGGCTAACGGATGATTTGCGTCTAATGTGACAGTTTCATCATTCACGGCAACGACTTGAACATTAACGGGCCCTTGAGGTCCCATACCTTGTAAAGATTCACCAACTTGAATTCCTTCAGGAACATTAGTTTTTGGAACTTCATTGATAAATTCAGGTTTTGGCTCACCGTAAGCGTCTTCCACAGAAATCTCAACAGTTTTTTTATCACCTTCAGACATATCAATTAATCCTGATTCAAATCCTTTAATAAGTTGTCCTAAACCTAGTTCAACTTCTAATGGTTCTCTACCTTCAGCGATTGATGTATCAAAAATTGTTCCGTCTTCTAATCTACCTGTGTAATGTACTTTTACTTTACTTGTTGTTTCTACTTTTTTCATAAAATTAAATGTTTTAGATAATTATAAGATTAATAAAAATAAAAATCAAACCATATTGATTAAAAAACAAAATATTACTATAATTATTAGTAATTAACCCCCTAAAACTTTTATATTATTATGTCAAACGAAGAACACGTTGAGGAAATGTACTATTTCGCACATATTTCAGGAGTATTCAGAGAATTCTCAAATGAAGTAACTAAAATTAGAAATAATGACCCAAAAATTAATTTTTCTACGGTCGTCCAGGAAGTGTTTGAAAGTTTTACGACAGAAGGTTTAATTCAATCTGATTTACATTTATTTATTTAACATCGATTGAGTGACTTATGTTAATATTTTCTCTAAGTCCCGTATATTTCCAACTCTCCATCACTAAAAGAATTAATCCATCAGGGAAAAAATCTTCACATAATTCAGGGTCGGTTGTAAGTAATTTACAATCGATTGTGAAACATTTATTATTGGTTGAGTATTTGATAAAATTAATAACAACTTGGCTACCTTCACCAAATAAGGTTTCCATCTCATCTTTTCGTAAATTGTTTATGTAAAATTGAACTGACCTTTTCATATTGTTAAATATAAGATTAAATAATGGTAATTTCAATTGAAAATTTGATTTAACCAAATTAATGATTTATTCTTAAAGAAAAAACTATGTATTTAAATGTAATTTTAACAATTTTCGTGATTGTCCAAGTGGTGACAATAGTATTAATTTATAAATGGTGGAAAAAATATGGAAGAAAACTTTTCACATCATTTACTGAAATAAAAAAAAGTTTTCCATCTCAAATGATGAATTCTGTTAGTAAAGATGGTATTAAAAACCCTAATTTATTCGCAAATATCCCGGACATGAGTGAAATGATGAAACAATTAGAGTCTATGACTAAAAATATGGGTAAATTCAAATAATGGACGTATATCAAATTCACCAGGAGTTCAATTGGGTTAATAAGGTCTTATTTTCATCCCAAACTGATAAACATATAGAATGTTGTATTAATTTATTCAATAATTTTATGAATAAATGGAGTTTTGAGATGACTCAAGATTTAAAAATAAATTTTAATCGAGATTTTAATGAAAATTATTTGTCTCATAAAGAAAAATTACTATCTTTGTAAAAAAATATTAGAAATGGAACCAGAAAAAGACATATTCGACGAATGGGCGGAAAAATCTGAAAAAAAATCGTGGATTGTACGAAAAATACAGTTTATTCCGTTGTGGTGGAATCACGATGGTAGATATTACCACAAATACATCAAACAAGGTGTGAAGAACCTAATTTATTGGTTCCCAATTATATGGAAAGACCGAAATTGGGATAGTCATTATATCTTTGAGATTATGAAACATAAATTATCAGGACAAGCTGAATATATTGGTCGTAGAGACTTACATACTCGAGCTCAAGAAGATGTAAAAAGAATGAAATTGTGCGTAAAATTGATGGGGTTAGTTCAAGATGAATTTTATTCAGGCGAATACACTGACTATCATAATACAAAACATTGGTTTGAACCCGTACCGGGAAAAGAAGGGTATAGTTCTTGGGAATCACGATTATTAGAAGAAAACTTCGATGACTACTTTAAAAAATATCCACGAATTTATAAAAGAGTCTTAAATGGTGAAGGTATTTTTTCATTAGAAGACCACGATAACGTCAGTACCGATAAAAAACAAAGAATTGCTATGAATATCGGACATATTAACCACGATAGAGCTCGAAAATTGTTATTCAATATTATGAGTGATAATATTGAAAAATGGTGGGATTGAGCGAAAACACAAAAGGACATTCAACAAGACACAAGGCTAAAGAATGGCCACTAACAAATAAAGAAAATATGAAAAATTATGTGGTAGGGATTTTAAGTTTGTTTGAAAACGACTTACAATTATTTAAAGTTGAAGCTGAAGACAAATATGAAGCTTTGAAAAAAGGAATGGTAGATTATACTTCGGAAGAGTATAAACAAGATGAAATTGAATTTCAAAATGGTGACGTATGTCCCCCAAATTTTAAATCATTAACTGATTACTATTCCGTAGGAGAATTAATGACAAATGTTATAGAAATCTAAGATTTTTTATTATCTTTGTAAAAAAAATAGAAATTATGAAAGTGACTTTTTTATCTGATACGCACAATAAACACAAACAAGTGACGGCCGATTTACCGGGAGGTGATTTGTTAGTTCATAGTGGAGACATTTCTTCTATGGGTTACGAACACGAAATCAGAGAGTTCTGTAAGTGGTTTAACAACATAGAAGGTTACACTCACAAGGTATTTATTGCTGGAAATCACGATTGGGGTTTTCAAGACAACGTTGATAAGGTAAAAGAAATATTAGATTTCTACTCCGGAATCACATATCTTCAGGATAGTGAATTGGTAATCAAAGTTGGTGATGAGAGAGAAGTAAAAATCTATGGTAGCCCTTGGCAACCTTGGTTTTACGATTGGGCATTTAATTTACCTAAAAATGGTTTTGGGTTAGCTAGTAAATGGGAAGGAATCCCTGATGATACCGACATCTTACTTACCCACGGACCAGCATTTGGAATATTAGATACTGTTGATGGTAGAAGACACGACAACTTAGGTTGTGAGTTATTAGTTGAAAGATTAGAGAGATTGAATGTTAAACTTCATAATGTTGGTCACATCCATACCGGATATGGTTACGTTAGAAAAGGAGATACCCACCACTTTAATTCTGCGGTGTTAGATGAGAGATACATCTACACTCAAAAACCAATGACTATTGATTGGAATCCGGAAACAAACGAAGTTGAGTTTGTGTAATAATAAAACCCCTACTGAAGAGTGGGGGTTTTATTTTGTTTTAATTGATATTGTGTTACCAGTGACGTATTCTATTGTATATTCGTCCGGTGTTAAATAATACGTTTTATAATAGTATTCTTGAATTAATTCTTTTAATTTTTCATCCATTTCATACCCATCATCAAATTTATGTCTTTGGTATTTTTGTATTAAATCATAAAATTCATCACTAACACATCTTGTTCTTTGTTTCCATTGGCCAACAATTCGTTTATAAACGTGAAATGTTACTTGAGTTGGACAGGTTTCGTATCTACCAATTTTTTCATATTGGTCTTCAGTAATAATTATTTTCATATTACAAATTTTGCCAAACCACTTGTGGTATTTTAGTCCATACTTCGTCAGAACCTTCTTTTTTTAAGTGCGGTAATGTTTTGATATATTTATGAATAAATTTTGGACCTCTTTCAATTCTTTTAATCATAGATTCCCGTCTATATAATTGGTCAGGTTTATAATGGTCTTGTTCAGAAATAACTCTTCTAATAATGTTGGTTAAATCTGATTCGGTTAATCTTACTATTTTTTTCATAATGATAAATATTAACTAAAATAAAAAACCCCACATTTACGGTGGGGGTTTTTATTATCCATTCATAATCTGTTGTAATTGACCCATAATTCTTTGTTGTTGTTCTAAAAGTTTGTTTATTTTAGATTGTTGTTCTTGGTTTAGGTCAATATTCTCCCCTTTAATTGAGGCGATTTCATTAGCAATTCTATCGAAACCATACGTTAGATTGTTGTACTGTTGGGCTTTTTGTTCTTCGTTCATATTTTAATTATAAATAGATTAATAAAAAAGTAAAACATATTGACTTTTTATCTCAATATAGTATATTTATTACCAATGAACCGATATGAATTATACACGCCGAACAATTATATTACTGAAAAGTAAGTCCCTATTTTATTTTAGGGACTTTTTTTTGCCCATATGTTAAAAATTAAAATTAAATATAAAAACCATGAAAAACACAAAAACTTACCACGAGTTGGTACAAAAATTAAGAACGTTCTTCGTAAATAAGAACTTTATTGAGGTTCCGACCCAATCAAGATTATCTATTTTAGCTGCTTGTGAAAACCCACACTCAGTAAAAACCTTTGAATATGGGGGTGAAATTTGGCCATTACCACAAACCGGGCAAATGTGGTTAGAATTGGAATTATTGAAGAATCCTGAATGGGATGGAGTGTTCTGTATTTCAACATCATATAGAGAAGAGAAAAATCCAATCCCGGGTCGTCACGAATTAATCTTTCCCATGTTTGAATTTGAATCAAAGGGCGGTATGCTTCATTTACTCGTATTAGAACGTGAATTATTACAATATTTAGGTTTCTCAGAACCAGTTCCCGTAGATTACGAACAAGTTTGTAAAGAATATGGAGATGTTTCTATTTTAGAAGATGAACACGAATCGAGAATGTGGAAAGAAAAAAGTGAGGTTATATCATTACAAAACTTTCCAATTAGAACAAACCCATTTTGGAATATGAAACACGATTCAGATAACATCTTCAATAAGGTTGACGTAATCCTTTTTGGTCAAGAAACTATTGGTTCTGCTGAAAGAAGTTGTGATGTTGAAAAGATGCGAGAGATGTTCTATACAATTGAAGGTGGTGGTTACTCTCAGAAATTATTTGAATTATTTGGAAAAGATAGAGTTGAGAAAGAATTAAAAGAATTCTTATCTTTGGACTTTTTCCCAAGATTCGGAGCCGGAATTGGTTTAACAAGATTGGCAAGAGCTTATGAATTAAATCAAAAAGTTTTGGAAGTTATAGAATAATTTATTACCTTTGTCCTATGAGTAAAGTGGTAAAAGAATTAGGAAAAAAGTGGGAACAGATTTATGATGACCCCGATGAAACAGTTATTTGGAGATATGATACTTCAAAAAGTAAATTTGGACCTTATGAGGTCGAAATAAAATACAAACGACCAGTGGTTAGAACCAAGAAAGTCACAAGAAAGGTTACTGTAAAGTAACCTTTTTCGTTTTTAATACTAACAAATACACAAATAAATTTTACAATATTTATTATAATATAAACAATTGTAAAATTAAAAATTATGTTATTAAAAATAGGGTCGACAGGTGATGACGTAAAAAAACTACAAACAAAACTAGGGGCAACACCTGATGGAACTTTTGGTCCTGGTACAGATAAATTGGTGAAAGAATGGCAAGCCAAAAATGGATTAACCGCTGACGGACTTGTTGGTGATGGAACTTGGATAAAAATGTTTGGTTCGGTAATTAAAGAAGATGTTATAATACCTTCTTCAGGGAATTTAAAATTGGAAAAATTAAAAGGACATATCCCGGATTCCGTTATTACTCAAATTCCTGAAGTTGCTTCTAAATTTGGTATTACTAGTAATTTAAGACTGGCTCACTTCTTGTCACAGGCTAGTCACGAATCAGGGGGTTTTAAAGCGGTTCAAGAAAATGTGAATTATTCGTCGGATGGTCTTAAAAAAATATTCCCAAAATATTTCCCTGGTAACTTATCAGAATCTTACGCTAGAAATCCTGAAAAAATCGCATCTCGTGTTTATGGTGGTAGAATGGGTAATGGTGATGAAGCATCAAAAGAAGGTTATAAATTTCGTGGAAGAGGATTTTTACAAACCACAGGTAAAGAAAACTACACAAAATTTACAAAATTTATTGGTGAAGATTGTGTTAGTAATCCAGACCTTGTGGCGACAAAATATCCATTGGCATCTGCGGCATTTTTCTTTACATCAAACAGTCTTTGGTCTATTTGTGATAAAGGAGCGACAACTGATGTTGTGACTCAATTAACTAAGAGAATAAATGGTGGGACAATAGGGTTAGACCAACGAATTAAAGAGTTTAATGAATTTTATAACTTATTGAAGTAACTTACTTATTATGGAAAAAAAAGAAAATACGGGAGGAATAACGGATACTTTTTTTAATAAATTAAAGGAACAATCATTTACCATTATATTATTGGTGGGGATTATGTATTATCAAAATATGACCTTTAACAATCAACTTGTTGAGTATAAAAAAATGATTGATGATAAAGAAACATTAATTTTAAAACTCACTGACGACGAAAGACAGAGATTAATTGAAAGAACTGAATATTTATTAGAACAACGTGATAAGTATGTTGAGGAATTAATAAATAATAATAAATAAAAAATGAATAAGAAATTAATTAATGAAGATATTGCAAATATGAAATATCTTTTTGGGTATAAGGCTGGTAGAGTTATTTCAGAACAAGATTTTGATTATACTACCGACGATTATTTGGATACTGAAATAGATGAAAGTGGTTTACCTGAAAGATTAGTGAAACATATGGATAGTGATAAGATTGTTGGAACCCACAAACACGGAATAGGTTTTACCCCAAATCGTCACGGAGAAGAATTAGGTTTTGACATCCATTTAACAGATATACCACACGAAACTAAATTTGGTGGTGTTGAAGTTGGTGATTTTGATGAAGAAATGGAAGAAGGTTATGGATACGACGATGTTGATGAAACTAACCCTGATGATTTTGAAGACGATACTTTTGGGGATTTTGATTTAAGTAAATTAGGTCTTGATGACGAAGATGAAGAATATTAATATAAAAACCCCCAATTAAGGGGGTTTTTAATTTTAAGATAAGTCCTTCGACATATTGATTGCTGCTTGTAAAGCTTCAGGATTATTCTCAATTACTTTATGACCTCGTTTAGTATAAGGCATTACATAAGATATTCCGGATTTTACCATCCATTTTTTATCTAAGTCATCACTTTCATCAAATAATTTGTCGTATTTTTGTTTCCAGCCAACCCATTCCCACTCTTCGTAGTCCTCTTCTTTTGGTTTATAAGATGGGTCAAATAATCTATCACCAATTTTAAATGTTTGTCCCCCTCTGTGGGTGTATCCGTGATATCCGGCAATAAATTGTTGGTCGGGATACATATCATTGTATTCAATAATTGTTGCAACTCCGTGGGGGTATTCATCATTCACCACCATATTGTTTTGATAATACCACCAACCTATCTCAATATCTCCAATATATTCACCCGTCTTTGATAAAAATGAATTAGGTAATTCATGTTCATTTTCATCCCCAAATGTATGATTTTTAATGATTCCACCAGTATATTTTTGAATTTTATAAACGCATTCGGGATTAACAACCCATCCGGCAGATGTTCTAACTGGTGTAATTCTTGAAACAAGTTTTGTAAAACCCAAATTTAAGTGAATTTTGTTTAATTTATCTTTTCCGGTGTATTCTGGATATTTTTCAAACTTTAATCTAAGTTTTCCGATGTAAGGTGTTGTGTTTTTTATCATAATTTTATATATTTGCCTAATGATACGAAAATTTAAAGTATTTATCAATATGAAATTAATTATTACAGAATCTCAGTATAAAAAAATAATAAAAGAGGATACCCAAATAGAATATAATAGTGAATTCTTAGATGGTGTTACGGTTGTTGTTGTATTTGAAGATGACCCATTATATGAACAAGTTAAAGAATACTTTGAGGAATATGGTTTTGGGTTTATGGTTCCCGGTAGTGATTTAATTATTATTGATGGGCAAATATTGGAAGGACAACCAGACGCTAAAAGTATATTAAAATTTATTGAAGCTCACGAGGTTACTCACGTATTATTATCTCACGATGGTCCAAGAGATGCGAAAGATGAGTTGGAAGCTGATTTAGGTGCTTACCTATTATTACAACATAAAGGATATTACGAATCTGTTCGTACATTATTAGACCATTTCCAAGAAAGACACGGAGTTGAGTTTGATGAGAGTATGTTGGACGATATAAAAGAAAGAATGTAATATGAAATTAATAATAACAGAAAAACAATATAGATTATTAGAGGATATCCAATCAATTCCTTTATCTAACCCAACATCATCAGTTTGTAAATCATTTTATAATAGATTTAAAAAAGAATTTCCAAATACTCCGGAATATATCTTAAAGGAATTTGTTACAAATGTTATATGTGGTAATGAAGAGAGTTATAAAACTGTGATGGGACAATATCATGGAGACCCAATACCTTTTTTAGGTAAAAAGATTTATGAGTATCTAAAAGGTCCTTGGAAATTACGGATAATTAATGTTAATCCTGAAGATTTTGTTGAAAATAATATAAACGCATTCATTGAAAGAGAATTTGGTGAAGTGGATGCTTATTTTGTTAAGGACGATAAAGAAAGAATGGAAACACAAAAAGAACTAGCCATCTCAACAGGTAAAAACGAACCGATAATTGTACTTAAAGATAATCAAGGTAAGTATGAAATAGTTGAAGGATGGCATAGAACAATGTCCATATTAAAACTTGGTGATAATGGTGAGGATTTTAAAAATTGGAACAAAGTGAAGTTAAGAGCATTTGTTTCAGAAAAATAATCTCTCAATATTTTTTTTACCTTCAATATTAGCAGAATGAACTTTAATTTTAGGTAACTCAAGAGAATTCATTCTACAATACCCTATTAACCATAATCCCGCATCATATCCGGTTCTATCTTTTATGGTATCATAATTAATATTTGTTTGGTTCTCCGGTAAATAATGATTTTGAGATAAATCATGGTCAAACGATATTACTTCAGGTAATCCGTGTTTTAAAATAGTATCAATAAATTCTAAATAGTCCTTAACTATTACCCATTCATTATTATTTTCATAAATTGGGTCAATAGTGTTTCTAAATACATCGTAAGGTTTTCGGTTATCGTCTAAAAATAATTTCATACTGCAAAGATAATACATTTTTTGAATTTACCAATTTTATTATAAAAAACTTTATATAAAGTAGGATTTTACCGATTTTACAGATATTTATATAATATGAAAGAACTAAAAAAACCTGAAGAAAAAAAAGTTAAAATATCAATAACTTTAAGTCCTGATTTAGATAAACGAATGGAGGACGAATTAACCAATAAATCAAGATTGATTGAAAAATTATTAAGAGAATATTATGGAAACAAAGATTTGTAGTAAATGTAAGGTTGAAAAGGATTTTTGTGTGTTTATAAATTCTAAAAGAACTAAAGATGGTAAGACGAGTATTTGTAAAAAATGTAATTCTGAAAGAGGAAAAATTTACAACTTAAATAACCCTCAAAAACACAAAGAAAGAAGTAAAAGATGGTCTGAAAATAATCCGGACAAAGTAAAGGATAAAAGTAAAAGATGGGCAGAAAATAATCCGGAAAAAATAAAGAAAAAAAGAAGGGTTTATGAAAGTAAAAGAAAACAAAATGACCCTGTATTCAAAATAAAATCAAATTATTCATCATTATTATCTCGCTCATTCAAAATTAAAGGAGTTAAAAAACCAGGAAAAACAATAGAATTATTAGGGTGTTCTATTGATTTTTTTATAATTCATTTAACTAAACAATTTACGGACGGAATGAGTTTGGATAATTACGGAAAATGGCATATTGACCATATAGTACCTTTATCATCGGCAGGTAATGATTTACATAAATTAAAAAAATTATGTCATTACACTAATCTACAACCTCTTTGGGCAATTGATAATATAATGAAACGAGATAAAATCTTATAGTATGACAATTTGTCAGTAAAGTATGTTATTGTGTCAGGTTAATTACTTTGGCACGATTTTGATAAAAAAATGTTTGTGCTTGACACATTCAAAATAAACATATATACTTAAACAAAACTTATTAAAACTATGGGAAAAATTTTAGGCGTGGATTTAGGAACCACAAATTCTTGTTGTTCAATTATGGAGGGTGGAGACCCAATAATTATTGCCAATTCTGAAGGTAAAAGAACAACACCATCAATCATTGCTTTTTTAGAAGGCGGTGAAAGAAAAGTTGGTGACCCAGCAAAAAGACAAGCGGTTACCAATCCAACAAAAACTATCCACTCAATTAAACGATTTATGGGACTTACCTATGATGAGAGTAAAAAAGAACTTAAAAATGTTCCTTACTCAGTAATTAATGAAGGGTCTCAACCAAGAGTTCAAATTGATGATAGACAATACTCACCACAAGAATTATCCGCAATTATCTTACAAAAGATGAAACAAACTGCGGAAGATTATGTTGGTGAAACAATTACAGATGCGGTTATCACCGTACCAGCTTATTTTAACGATGCCCAACGTCAGGCAACTATTGAAGCGGGACAAATCGCCGGATTAAATGTGTTAAGGATAATTTCGGAACCAACCGCGGCTGCTCTTGCGTATGGACTTGATAAAAAGGGGGATAGTAAAATTGTTGTGTTTGACTGCGGAGGTGGAACTCACGACGTGTCTATTCTTGACTTAGGTGGTGGAGTATTTGAGGTATTATCTACCGATGGAGACACTCACTTAGGAGGGGACGACTTTGACAGAGTCATTATTGATTACTTGATTGAAGAATTTAAGAATGATAATGTCGGTATAGACATCTCAAAAGACGCTATGGCATTACAAAGGTTAAGAGAAGGTGCTGAGAAAGCGAAGGTTGAATTATCTTCATCTCCTCAGACAGAAATCAACTTACCTTATTTAAGTGCCGACGCTACCGGACCAAAACACTTGGTTAAAACTTTATCGAGAGCTAAGTTTGAACAACTTGCTTCTGATTTAATTAAAAGAACAATTGACCCTTGTAAAACGGCATTGAAAAATGCGAAACTTAAGGTTTCCGACATTGATGAGGTTATCCTTGTTGGTGGAACAACAAGAATCCCGGCAATACAAGAGGCGGTTAAGAAGTTCTTTGGTAAAGAACCATCAAAAGGTGTTAATCCGGATGAAGTAGTTGCGTTAGGAGCAGCTATTCAAGGAGGTGTATTGGCTGGTGATGTGAAAGATGTATTGTTATTAGACGTAACACCACTTTCATTAGGTATTGAAACAATGGGTGGTATTTTAACACGACTTATTGAGGCAAATACTACAATCCCAACCAAAAAGTCACAAGTTTTCTCAACGGCCATTGATAATCAACCTTCTGTAGAGATTCACGTTTTACAAGGGGAGAGACCGATGGCTAAAGACAACAGAACGATGGGTAGATTCCATTTAGATGGATTACCACCGTCTATGAGAGGAACTCCGAAAATACAAGTAACTTTTGATATTGATGCAAATGGTATCATCAATGTTTCTGCGGTTGATGAAGCAACAAACAAAACACAATCAATTAGAATTGAGGGTTCAACGGGATTATCTCAAGAAGACATTGAAAGAATGAAAACTGAAGCTGAAGAAAACGCTGAAGCAGACAAAAAGGTTAAAGAGGATGTGGATACGTTAAACTCTGCAGACAACCTGATATTCCAAACAGGTAAATCTTTAACGGATTTAGAGGATAAGATTTCTGAAGAACAAAAAACAGAAATAACAACTCTTCTTGATACCTTGAAAGAATCGCATTCTAATAAAGATGTGGAAAATGTTAAAACGATTATGGAAGAACTTACTCAAAAGTTCCAAACCATTACTCAGGAATTATACAATAGTGTAAATGAGAGTGAGACACCGGAATCAGATATTAACGCTTCGGACGTAGAGTTTGAAGAGGTTAAACCTGATTAACATTTTACAATAATGTTTTTTTAATCCCAATAATTTTTTTATTGGGATTTTTTGTTTATCTTTGTCCCATAAATTAAATATTATGAATGTAGTAGAATTTTTAGATTGGATTGTTGCGATGAATTTCCAACATTATAAAACAGAATCATTTCCTGATTATACACCGGATGGTTCATCTCATTTTTACATACTTGGAAGTCCGGAAAGATTTACAAGTCAGGAATTAAAGAATATTTACACAGGTGAAATGAACGATGAATTACGTGACAGATGGAATTGGGCGTTAACTGATAAAAATAAGTAAGAGATGAAAGGTAAATTAGAAAAAATAGGCGATAAGTGGTTCATAAGGTATACGAGGTATGAAGGTGGTGGGTCTTTTAGATTACCATTACATCCAAATTTTGTGGAAATGACGGATTTTGTTTATATTAAGAATGAGAGATTTTACGATGGTGATGAAATTGACTTTATTGATGTGTTAGTCAATCCTATGGGAAGAGATGTTGACCCAAATAATTTAGGTCAAAATCATTCTCTTTGTAAATGGTATGCCAGACCCTATTTAGATGAAAAAGATGAACAAAAACAACATCTAATTGATATGATGAAGGGTGATGAAGAATTGGGGTTATATAAACAAATCGACCAAAATAACCTTGTCACGAAAGGTAGCACTGCTTTAGTTAAAGAAATTAAACTTGAGGATATCTTTAACGATGAGAAAAGAGAAGGGGCTAAAAGAGTAATTCATCAACATAAAGTTTTGAAAGGTTTGTATTTAATCAACCCAGCTCATTTAATAATGACAAGTGATGGTTATGGTGAATTTCCGGATGGTTTTAAATTAACAGAAAAAGGTATTCAATACATTATTGAACAATTAAATAAAGAATAAAAAATATTTCATATGGAAGAAATTAACAACTATTGGTTTTGTGAGATTGGTCCACTACACGAGGGAGAAAGTATTGGTGATTGGCCGTTAAGGTCTATAGTAAAAGATAAATTTGAAGAATTAACAGGCAGAGATGCCCTAACCTGTTCTTCCGGGTGGGGATTACCATATGAAATTAAGGAGATAAATTCTTTAATTAGAATTTTACATATTACAGACCCTTCAGGGGAGAAGTTAAGAAAAATAAAAGACATATTGTATGAAAGAAAATAAAAAATAAAAAATGGGTGATTATAACAAACCAAGAGTGTATAATTCAGAAATCTTAAAAGATATGATATCAAAAATTACACCGGAAGAGTTAAAGTTGGTTGAAAATGAAATGTTGGGTATGGTTGAAGAGCCCTATACCAATAAAGAAATTAGAACTTGGTGGTTAAATCAAACTGAGGAAAAAAGACGAGATATGGTTCGTGAATATTTCAAAGGTGGAAATAGTGAAAACATCAACACATTATACGGTATAATGCCGGAAGAAATGGAGGAAATGTATAACATTAATGTTGATGTTGTTATAATGGATTGGGAAGAAATTTTATTTGATTTTATAGATTTTTACCCGTGTCAATTACCCAACGAATTATTTGAATGGTTGGAGGAAAATTACGAAATACCAAAGAAAAAAAATGGAAAAGATTAAAATAATATTCCTTGATATTGATGGGGTACTTAATGTGTGTTATCCTGAACATGACGAATTCGGACGTATATTCCATCCAAATTTTGTTGATAACCTTAAACGAGTTATCGATGAAACAGATGCCAAGATTGTAATATCTTCCACTTGGAGATATGCGGGGTTAGAAAGAATGAAAGATTTATGGGAAAAGAGAAACTTACCTGGTGAGGTGATTGATATTACACCGGATTGTAATGACTTATTCAACGAGGGTTTATTTGAGTGGTTGGACCAAATTGAAAGAGGTCACGAAGTGGAATATTGGTTGGATGAACACCCTGAAGTGGAACAATATGTTATCTTTGATGATGACAATGATTTCTTACAACACCAACGAGGGAATTTTGTTAGAACGGGAAATAACATCAATCATCCGGACTCATTAGATATCGGATATGGATTAACAAATGAATGTGCAAATAAAGCAATAAGAATATTAAAATCGTAATAGATGAAAACAGTATTAAGAATAGTAAGTAGAGAAGGTAGTGAATATATTGATATTCCAAACCCATATAATATGACACCGAGAAAAGACGACCATTTTGTATGGAAAGAAGAAAGTTATATGGTTTCTTGGGTTGAGTTTGATTTTGACACAAATACTCTCTATATTGTATCTGTAACAAGTTAAGAGATGGAAACATACACAAAAGGAAACGTAATAGTTGAGGAGATTAAAGTTGGTGATATTCATTATGAATATGAGTTGGGGGTAGGGATTAAATGTGAGGTAACAACATTACCAACATTAAATGAAACCGGTCAATACATTTGGGAAAGTAAGAATTTGAAGACGGATAATGTTATCCAATATTTGGTTGACCCAAAATATGCTCATTACTCGGCAAATCTATATGATTATGAAGCATATAAAGTTAATCACTATATATAAATGTCCGTTATTCCGAACAAAATAAAACAATACGTATTAAATAACAAACATTATGCAAAACACATTTACAATAGACGAGATTAGAAAGTATATCCTATCACAGGATAGTTTGGGAGATGTCCTTTACAATTTAAGTGCTTCAAAAATACTTGAGGCAAATGAATCGGAAGAGGAAGAAGATGATGAGGACGATTTTGATTTTACAATATAATGGTAAATTTTGAAAATATACAAGAAGGGTGGGTTAAATTCTCACGAATACCTTGTGTGGAAGGATGTGTTGATGTTTGGTATGGTGATTGTGCTTATAATCCAAATAGTGAAATTGAACCTCGTTGGAGCCTAAACTCATTCACAACATTTATTAGATTAAATGGTGAAGGAGAATGGTTTCCAAACGGATACAGAAGAGGGATTAAAGGGTTTGTTGGTGAAATGGCTGAAGTATACACATCACAAGAAATTTGGGACGAAATAAGTAAATTTAATGATGAAAAATAAAGAAACACTTGAAGAGGTATTTGATAAAATAGATGATAAATTATGTAGATACTCAACAGAAGAATCAGAATATTGGAATCACTATAAAATTGGTGTTTTAGATGGTTTAAAGTGGCAACAAGAGAACTCTAATGTTGATGTTTTAGAATTTGAAATATCTACTCTAAAATCACTTATACAAGATATGGACTCAACCATTAAAAGTAAGTATAGTGAGGAAGAGGTTGTATCATTTATACATAAATTCATAAAAGAACATCAACCTCAATTACCTTATTTAATAGGAGGAATAAATATGTGGTTTCAACAATATAAGAAGAAGTAAATTATGAAAGGGATTATAAAAGTTAGAAGTTTTGATTCATTAAAAAAATTGAATTACAAACGAGCAAAAGGGAAGAGTATAAATATTAAATCGTTGAATACCTCAACTAGTCGGACAATCGTAACCTTAGAAAAATTGGGTCTTTTAACACCAGAGTTATTGTGGGAATTAATTGAAAGAAGAAAATATCTCTATATTGAGGAAAGAAAATTGGAATGGATTATGAGGTCAAGAGAAAAAAACTTACCTTTGTTCTCGGAAGACGTAAATGATTATGTTAATATGCTGGCAAACACACATATAGCAATTTTAAGGGTTCCGTATGAAATACAAGATAAGTATAAAAATTACGTTTGGAAAAAAGATATAGATGGAAACAAAGAAAGTAATATTCCTGGATAATGACGGGGTTATCTGTCTCTCAAATAATTGGGGTGGACGAGCAAAAAAATGGGATAAGTTTAAAAAACTTAATCCTGAGGTGACCACCGATATGGATGCCCCGGCTGATGTTAGATTTGATGATTTTGATAAAAAGGCAATCAAGGTATTGAATCAGGTATTGGAAGAAACCGGAGCAGAATTAGTTGTGTCTTCAGATTGGAGATTATACGCCAATTTAGAAGAACTATGTGATTATTACCTTTCACAAGGAATCATCAAAAAACCAATCGATGTTACCAAACGATACATCGGTTGTGATAAACCTGACGATTTTGAGTGGGTTAAAAGAACAATGATTGAACAACAAAGATGTATCGAAGTTAGACAATATCTAACAGACCATCCCGAAGTTACGCGTTGGGCTTGTATCGATGATTTACAATTAGGTGAAACAGATACTCAAGATAGAGAACAAAAGTGGGGATTATCCAATTTCGTTCATACACCGAGAGAAAGTGAAGGAATCAAACAATCAGGGGTTAAAGAAAAATTATTACAATTCCTGAATGACTGATATTTATCAGTATGATTCAATACTTCACAGAAATTCTTAAAACATTTTCAACAGCCCAACGTATTTGGGCTTTGATTATTTTATGTGTATCCGTCTTTTTTATAACATTCGGTTCAGACATAATCGACGCGTTAAAACCGGACCCCACACAACAAATTTTGGTTATTGAGAGACAAAAAAAAATGATTACATCTCTTAACACCCAATTGGATAGTTTGTCCTTTAGAGTTGATGATTTGACTCAGGAAGTGATTAACGGACAATCAGAATGTTCCCATAAAAGGATTCAAAGAGAGAAAGAAATAATTTCTCAAATTGATGAGTTAGAAAATATGTTGAGAGGTAGTGTTAGACCTCATCAAATGATTAGAAATCATGGTACGGGTTCTTCAAATTCTAATGTAACGTTAGATACTGTTAGAATTGTACGTGATGAACCAAGATATGTTGAGGATGATAATTCCGAAAAAATAATTAAAGGTCTGTGCGACCTTAAAAATAAGATTAGAAATAAGAAATAAAAAACCCCCTCGTTAAAGGGGGTTTTCATTTGATTCTTCTTTTTTCTCTTTTTGAATTTGACTAACAATGTATCCAGCAATTGCGAATTCCAAAGATGCCCACATAATAACATCAGACATTCCCAATGTTTCGTACTTTTTAATTAAAAAGAAAACCATACCAATTTGTCCAACACTAAAAGCAATTCCTGACTCTATTCTTTTTTTGGAGAAAAAAGAGTCTGAATTACCATATTGTTTTCCAATCTCGGTGATGAACCATTTGATGTTGGTCCATCCGAAAAAATACTTTTTATTTTTCATAATAATGTTTATTATAAGTATTTACTTTCATAAAATAAAAAAGGGGATAGTAGCGAAACTTCCCCTTTATTTTGTTACCATCACTGATAACGGTCCTAAACGTCCCCAATGGTGGGGTTTATTTTTCCTTAACTAAGATTAAACATCTTTTAAGGTATTCTTTCGCTCTTGATGAGGGGTCTTTGTGTGCCAATACTTTTTCAATATCTTTAACAAGTTCTTCCCCGTGTTCGTTTTCTTTGTATAATTCGATTACTTTATCCATTGCTTTGTGACATTCATTATTTGTTTCATCAAAATAATTTTTGTTTCTAAAAGTATTGATATGGTTCATTAAGTTATATGCCAAATGTTCTCCTTTATCTTCAATACCATTATGTAATCTTAATGTTCTCAATACGTCCAAAGTATCAACCATTCCGTTAATACCACCATCACGTTTTAGAACGCTTGATGTGTAGTTATTAAATTTATCGGATGGACCAATCATTGTGTCTAAAGGAATTATATTACCGGCAACACATCTTGGTTTTTGGTCTTGTTCTTTTTCCGAATCTTGTTCAA